ATTAACATGTTGTATCTTGATGAGTTTGCATTCGTAGAAGATGCAGAGACATTCTATACTGCAACATATCCTGTAATCACATCTGGTAAAGATTCTAAAGTTATCATTACATCTACTGCAAATGGTGTTGGTAATATGTTCCACAAGATATATGAAAGTGCGGTGCATGGTAATTCTGAATATAAGAGTTTCTTAATAAGCTGGTTTGATGTGCCAGGTCGTGATGAAGAATGGAAGAAGATGACCATTGCGAATACATCAGAGGCACAGTTTGAACAAGAGTATGGTAATAGTTTCTTAGGAACTGGTAATACTCTAATCAATGCAGATACATTATTAGGTCTAAGGGCGATAGACCCCGATTGGCGTAAAGACAATGTTTCTGTTTATGAAAGACCTATAATGGGTCATACATACATCACAACAGTCGATGTATCGCAAGGAAGAGGTATAGACTATTCTACTTTTAGTATCTTCGATGTGACTTCAAAACCTTTTAAACAGGTTTGCACATTTAGAGACAACATGATATCGCCTATGCTCTTTCCAGATTTAATAAATAAGTATTGTAGACCATATAATGAATCACTAGTCATAATAGAAAACAATGCAGAGGGTTCTATGGTCGCAACACAACTACATTATGATATCGAATATCCAAATGTTTTCGTGCAAGGCATGACAAAATCGACAGATATTGGTATCACAATGAGTAGAAAAATAAAAAGAGTAGGTTGTTCAACTTTAAAAGAACTAATGGAAGAAAACAGATTAGCTGTTATAGATAGACCAACTATTACTGAGATGATGACTTTTGTAAATAAAGGTAATTCATTTGAGGCAGATAGAGGTTATCATGACGACATGGTAATGAATTGTGTTCTTTTTTCATGGTTTGTCACAACAGACTTTTTTACAAACTTAACGGACACTGCTGTTAAAGATTTGTTGTATGCAGAACAACAGAAGATGATCGAAGACGATATGTTACCAGCAGGAATATTTGGCGCTCAACAGGGAGAGAACGAGTCATTCGTTGATAAAGACGGTGATAGATGGTTCTCTAAATCTCTGTTAGACTAAATAATAATATAAATAAAAGTGTAAACAATTTTACATTAACAGGAGAAAAACATGGCATTTCAAGTTTCACCAGGCGTTCAAGTCAAGGAGATCGACTTATCGAATGTGGTACCAGCAGTTTCCTCTACACGAGGCGCTTTCGCTGGTGTATTTCAATGGGGACCTGTTGATGAAGTAAAAACAGTTTCAGACGGTCAAGGGTTAGTTGATGAGTTTTACCAACCAGCTAATACAGACGCTGGTGCAGAAGACTTCTATTCAGCAGAATCTTTTTTGAGATACGGCTCTAGTTTAAGTGTTGTTAGATTAGCTACAACTAACTTATTCAGTGCTAACGCAGGCGGTAACTCTTCAACTTTACTAAAAAACGCAGATGATTATGTCAATACATTCAAAGGCGGTGCTCAAGCAGGCACAGTTGGTAAGTTTGTATCAAAATATGCTGGCGCATTAGGAAACTCACTCAAAGTTTCAGTATGTGCATCTACATTAGCTTACAGTGGTGCAGGAAATCTAATTAATAACGGTTCTGGTCACGCAGCTGGTTCGACATCAGTCACAGTTGATGCTGGAAACGCTTACTTAGTTAGAGACATCATTAAGTTTGCAAACCACGATACACTATATCGTGTAGACGCTATTAGTGGCGCAGCTCTAACTATAACTGCAATAGGTCAGCCAGCAGGCACAGGACTTACATCAGCAGTAGTAGACAACGAGGCAGTATCCAGAAATTGGGAGTTCTTTGATTTATTTGATAAAGCTCCAGCAACTTCTGCAAATGCAGCTTCTAAAGGCGCAGCTAATGACGAAATACACATAGTAGTCGTAGATGAAGATGGACTTATTACAGGAACAAAAAACGAGGTTTTAGAAACATTCGGTTTCGTATCCCTAGCTTCAGACGCTAAAGACAGCATTGGTAATAGTAATTACTATAAAGATGTAATCGAAAGAAAATCAAATTATGTTTACTGGTCAGGTCACTCAACAGCAATGTTAGGGAGTGCAACAGAAACAAGAACACTAGCACAAGCAGTAAGTTCAGCATTCAGTAGACCTGCATTACCAGAAAACAGTTCACTATCAGGCGGACAAAACGGAAGACAACCAACAGCATCACAAAAGATATCTGCTTGGGAAAAACATTTTCAAGATAACGAATTGTTTAATGCTTCCTTCTTGATAGTAGGTTCAACAAGAACAGACAATGGTTCAGGAGTAGACCAAGACTTACTAGCAGATCATAACAGCCTAGTCAATAACGCTATTGTTATTGCAGAGGCAAGAAAAGATATGTTAGTTGTCGCTTCACCAAGAAGAGCATCAGTGGTCAATGTTTCATCTGAATCAACACAAGCAAGTAATGTTATAAACGACTTTGCATCAGTCACATCAAGTTCATACTTAGTGATTGACAGTGGTTGGATATATCAATACGAAAAATACAATGACAAATATTGTTATATTCCAGGAAACGCACACACAGCTGGTGTAATGGCACGAAGTGATTTACTTCAAGACCCTTGGTTCTCACCTGCTGGTTTCAGTAGAGGACAATACATCGGTATCACTAAACTTGCATTTAACCCTAAGAAAGCAAGTAGAGATGATTTATACCGTGCAAGAATTAATCCAATAGTGACTTTCCCAGGTCAAGGTACCGTGTTATTCGGTGACAAAACAGGATTAACTTCACCAAGTGCGTTCGATAGAATCAATGTAAGAAGATTGTTCATTGTCTTAGAGAAAGCAATATCAACAGCTGCTAAAGCACAACTCTTTGAATACAACGATGCATTCACAAGAGCATCATTTAGAGCTGCTGTAGAACCTTTCCTAAGAGATGTAAAAAATAGAAGAGGTCTTATAGATTTCTCAGTAGTTTGTGACGAAACAAACAATACTGATTCAGTCATAGATAGAAACGAATTTGTATGTTCTATCTTTGTGAAACCTGCAAGATCAATTAACTTTATAACACTAAACTTTGTCGCAACTAGAAGTGGCGTAGAGTTTGACGAAATATACGGAGCAGTTTAAGGAGTAAAGCACAATGGCAAGTATAGACCAATTTAAAGCACAATTACTCGGCGGTGGCCCTAGAGCAAACCGTTTCAGAGTTTTTATACCAAGGTCTGGCAACAAGATTGAATTCTTATGCCAGTCAGCGCAAATACCAGCCGCTACCGTAGGTGTTGTAGAACAACAGTTCAGAGGACATACTCTTAAACTAGCAGGAGACAGAACCTTTGAACCTTGGACAGTGACAATCATTAATGATGTTGAATTCTCAAGCAGAAGTGCTTTAGAAGCATGGCAAACAGATATTCAAGAACTTGATTCTGGAGAGGGTATCACATCATTAGACTACTTAGTAGACAGAGCATTTGTCGAACAATTAAACAAAGACGATACCGTTCTTGCGAGATACGAATTCTTTAACATGTTTCCGACCAGTATTGGTGCGATTGACTTATCTTACGAGACAGTCGATGCATTGGAGACATTTGATGTTGAATTCCAATACTCACACTGGAACAGAGTCGTTTAAATTAGTGAATAACACCTCTAAAAGGGTGTTATAAATATTATTATGGAAATTTTTGGGTTTGAAATAACTCGTAAGAAAGAAGAATTACGAGTAAAGGATGTTCAAAAGAAGTCACAGGCTTCTTTTGTTCCACCTGTAGAAGATGACGGAACTCCCGTCATACAACAATCGCCAGGTGGTTTCATATCAGGTGGGGCATATGGTTCCTATGTTGATATGGAGGGCGGTATCAAGAATGAGGTTCAACTCATTAATAGATATCGTGAGACATCTTTAGTACCTGAGTGTGATATTGCTATCGATGATATAGTAAATGAATGTATAGTTTCAGATACCAAGGATAGAATTGTCTCACTTGATTTAGCAGACATCGAACTGTCAGACAGCATCAAACAAAAGATGCATGACGAGTTCAAAACTATCCTTTCTTTGATGAAGTTTCATCAAAACGCACATGAACTATTCAGAAAATGGTATGTAGATGGAAGAATCTACTTCCACAAAATTGTCGACAACGGTAGACCACAACAAGGTTTAGTCGATCTTAGAAACATTGACCCGATGAAAATCAAAAAGGTCAGAAATGTTGAAAAGGATAAAGACCCTAAAACTAATATCGACATAATAAAGAAAGTTGAAGAATTTTATGTCTTCAACGACAAAGGATTTTTAAAAGGCAGTGCGAACGAAGGACAATCTGCCAAGATAGCACCAGAAGCTATTAGTTATACAACTTCTGGTATGTTAGACTACACTAAGAATGTAGTCATAGGTTATCTACACAAAGCATTGAAGACTGCAAATCAGTTATCAATGATGGAAGATGCACTGGTGATCTACAGAATATCTAGAGCACCAGAAAGAAGAATCTTTTATATAGATGTAGGTAACTTACCAAAGGCAAAGGCAGAACAGTATCTTGCCGATGTCATGAACAAGTATAGAAATAAACTTGTTTATAACGCAGACACAGGCGAAATCAAAGATGATAGACGCCATATGTCTATGTTAGAAGATTTTTGGTTACCACGAAGAGAGGGTGGTCGAGGAACAGAGATTACAACTCTTCCAGGTGGTCAGAATCTTGCAGAGATAGAAGATATAGAATACTTTAAAAAGAAACTATATCGTTCTCTGAATGTGCCTAGTTCAAGATTAGAGGCCGATAATGGTTTCAATATGGGCAGAGCATCTGAAATATCTAGAGATGAACTTAAATTTAACAAGTTTGTCCAAAGACTTCAAATGAAGTTTGCAAAGGTGTTTACAGATATTTTAAGAACACAATTGGTTCTTAAAAACATCGTCTCTGGAGAAGAGTTCGATGCATTTAAGGATTTTATACATTATGATTTTGCGACAGATAATCACTTCAGCGAATTAAAAGAGGGAGAGATTATGAGAGAAAGGTTTGACTTACTCTCACAAGCAGAGTCTTATGTTGGAACATACTTCTCTAAAGAATATGTTTTTAGAAATGTATTACACATGAGTGACGATGAGATAAATGCCGTAATGGCACAAATCGAAAACGAGGGTGGCGGAGAAGACGAAGGAGATGAATTCTAATGTTAGATATAAGCAAAGATATAGTAGACCAGATAGAGTCTGGTAAATTAACAGATGCCAAAGATAGTATACAACAAGGCATCAAACAGAAAGCTGCTGAGATAGTAGACATGAAAAGGGTTGAAATGTCAGTAGATTGGGCAAATGAAGAAAACTTGGAAAGAAATAACGAAGACGCTGAATGAGGCAAAGTTTAAACTTCCTCGTGATCAGAAAGAAGTCAAAAAGACCGCAGAAAAAGTAGGTGGTCGAACTGTCGATATACGCTTCGCAGAAGATAAGCGAGGCAAAGTTCATGTATATATCGATGGTATGAGTATGGGTGACCCATACATTAACATGAAGAAAGCAGAAAAAGAGATGAAGAATATAAAGAATGTAATCAAACAAATGGGTGAAGAGAACATCTCAAAGGAAGAAATATTAGGAGTAATAAATGAAATTAATATCTGAATTTGTAGACTACGCAGTAGAACCTGTTATTGTTGAACAGAACGAAAAAGGTGTAAAAGAATACTTCATCGAAGGACCTTTCATGCAGGCCGAGATTAAAAATAGAAACGGTCGTGTATATCCAAAAGACATAATGAAGAAAGAAGTAAACAGATATGTCAAAGAGTTCGTAGAAAAAGATCGTGCTTTCGGAGAATTAGGACATCCAGAGGGTCCAACAATCAATTTAGACAAAGTATCTCACATGATTACCAAATTAGAACAAGATGGTAATAACTTCATGGGGAGAGCAAAAATTTTATCAACACCGAATGGAGAGATCGTAAAGAATCTTATAAATGATGGTGCTAAACTAGGAGTATCTTCAAGAGGTCTAGGTTCACTAGAACAAAAGAATGGTGCTCAGTATGTTAAAGGTGACTTTCAGTTGGCCACGGCCGCTGATATAGTCGCAGACCCTAGTGCTCCAGAGGCTTTCGTAGAAGGCATCATGGAAGGAGTCGAATGGGTATATGAAAATAATATCCTCAAAGCTGTAGAAGTCGAGAAGATGCGTAATGATTTACGCACTGCAAAACTTAATAAGTTAGAGGAAGTGAAATTAAATGTATGGAAAAAGTTTGTTAGAAACTTATAACATATAAATAAAAGAGTTAGCTAAAAACTTAACAGGAGAAAAAAATGGCAGACTTAGAAAAAAACCTAGAACAAGCTATAGAAGAGGCAATGCAACCTGATTCTAAAGCTCAAAAAGGAGATTCAAAGCCAGTTAAACAAGGATCATCTGACGCCGCTAAAATTGAAAGTGGTAAAGGTGAAGTCGTCAAACCTGAGGAAAATCCTGTTGACAAAGCAGTTGCATCTGTTAAGAGTGCAGAAAAAGGAACTAAAGAAGTTTCTGGTGATGCACAACAGAAAGGTGAAAGCTCACCTGAACCGCAACCAAAATTGAAAAAAGTTTCAGAGGAAGAAGATTCAGAAGATGAAAAGCCTTCAAAAATGGAAATGATCAAAGCTATGGTCAACAATATGAAAGGGATGGACAAAGAAGAACTCAAAGCCATGTATCAGAAAATGGACATGAGTGATGACGAAGAAGAGATGGACGAATCCTTGACCAAGGCTGAGATGGCACGAAAAATGGTCAACGCTATGAAAAAGAGCGAAGACGATGAAGTCGAAGAACTTCATAAGAAACTGAACGCTATGAAAGATAAAAAACTTATGGCTATGAAAGAAGAAGAAGACGAAGACGAAGACAATGAAAAAGAGGATGAAGATCAAAAAGATGAAATGATGAAGAAATCCAAAAAAGAATCTGTCGAAGTTGAATCTGATCTTGTAGAGATGGAAGTAGAAGACGACCTAGAAAAAATCTCAGAGGCTCTTGAACTTTCAGAAGAAAACCAAGAGAAAGCAAGAACTATCTTTAAAGCAGCTGTATCTTCAAAAGTATCAGAAATTAAAGAACAACTCGAAAGCGATTTCGAAGAAAATTTAAAAACCTCAGTAGAACAAGTCAAAGGCGACCTTGCGGAAGCAGTTGATAAGTATCTAACATATTGTGCAGAAGAGTGGACGAAAGAAAACGAACTTGCAATCGAAAGAGGTTTGAGGTCAGAAATGACAGAAAACTTTATCGAAGGATTAAAAACATTGTTCGTAGAACACTATGTTGATGTTCCAGAAGATAAATATGATGTTATCGATGAACTCGCAAATCGTCTTGATGAGATGGAAGAAAAACTTGACGGCGAAGTCCATAAAAATATGGAAATAGTCGAAGAGAATGATTCTCTCAAAAGACAAAATGTAGTGAGAGTGGCATGTCTTGACTTGTCTGAATCACAACAAGAAAAAATGGTTTCACTATCAGAGGGTGTAGACTTCGTAGACCAAGAAGACTTTGCAGAAAAGGTTTCAGAACTCAAAGAAGCTTACTTCCCAACATCTGACGGTGATACTATCTCAGAAGAAACTGTAGTGGCAGAAGGAACAGGAGAATTTTCTAACGAAGAAGAAACTGTATTATCTTCCGACATTGCAAGATATTCTGAGGCAATAAGTAAACTAAAACCATTAGGTTAATTAATATTTAAAGGAAAAACAAATGTTTTTATCAGAAAATTATATCGATAAGTGGGAGCCAATTCTAGAGCACTCCGATCTTCCTAAGATCGAAGACAACTACAAGAAAGCTGTCACAGCGGTTATCCTTGAAAACCAAGAGAAAGCACTTGCTGAAGAGCGAGTAACTCTTGAAGAAGCCGCACCTTTAAATGCTACTGGCACTGGAATTAGTAATTGGGACCCAATCCTAATATCACTAGTTCGAAGAGCTATGCCAAATCTCGTTGCTTACGACATTTGCGGTGTTCAACCAATGACTGGTCCGACAGGACTTATCTTTGCTATGAAAGCAAGATATCAAGATTATCCATCAGGAAACAGATTAGCACAATCAGAAGCTATGGGTATCAACGAGCCGAGAACTGCGTTCTCAGCTGCAGCTGATACTGATAACGCTGGTGTTGATTCTGACCCAGAAGGAAATCCTTTCGCAAGTTCAAGTGCGTATGAAAACGCAACTACAAGCGGAATGAGCACAGCAACAGCTGAGGCATTAGGCGATGCAGCTAATAACAGTTTCGCACAAATGTCATTCACTATTGAGAAATCAACTGTGACTGCTGTTTCCAGAGCATTAAAAGCAGAATACACTCTAGAATTAGCACAAGACTTAAAAGCAATCCACGGTCTTGACGCTGAATCAGAATTAGCAAACATTCTATCATCAGAAATCCTTGCAGAAATCAACAGAGAAGTTGTAAGAGAAGTAAACAACCAAGCTAAAACAGGTGCATCAGCAACTGCTTCAGCAGGTACTTTCAACTTAGATGTAGATGCAAACGGTAGATGGTCTGTTGAAAAATTCAAAGGGTTATTATTCCAAATTGAAAGAGAAAGCAATGTAATCGCAAAAGAAACAAGAAGAGGAAAAGGTAACTTTATCTTATGTTCTTCTGATGTAGCTTCTGCATTATCAATGGCTGGAGTATTAGATTACACACCTGCATTAAATACAAACATTAATGTTGATGACACAGGCAATACATTTGCTGGTGTTCTTAACGGAAGAATTAAAGTTTATATTGATCCATATGCTGGTGCGGATTACATGACAGTTGGTTATAGAGGTACAAACCCTTATGACGCTGGTATGTTCTACTGCCCATATGTTCCATTACAAATGGTTCGTGCAGTTGGCGAAAATACTTTCCAACCAAAAATTGGTTTCAAAACAAGATACGGAATGGTGTCAAATCCATTCGTAGGTACTACACCTGCTAACGGTCTTGCTTCAGATGGAAGTAACCAATACTACAGAAAAATGGTAGTTTCCAACATTCTGTAAAATTCAGTTAATTGAATTTCTAAGGGGTCTTTTAAGACCCCTTTTTTTATGCCTATATACCTATGTCATTAACACACATACACACAGGAGGAATTATGACACAACCTAAATCAGGCTTTGAAATCAGAGCCGACTTACTTAATCAAGCTCAAGGTTTATTAGAAGGAAACATCTATAGATCAAACGAGGCGATTGTAGAACACAATAACAACTTCCCTAACGATAGAAAACCTTATGGTGACCAATTCGTTGCTACAGAAGAAGTTATTTCAGTTGCAAGACAACTCAATGAGTTTGTAAACGAGAAGTAAGGTATTTGGGGAACTTCGGTTCCCCATTTAGATAAATAGTATTATGGCTATTAAAACAGATATCAACAGGTCGATACTAAACAGAAATAACTTTAAACTATTGATAGATAAAGTTCCAACTGTAGAGTATTATGTAAGAACAGTAAACATACCAGGCATACAGTTTGGTGAAGTTGTTCAAGGTGCAGGTGTTGGTCTTGATGCATTTTTTCCAGGCGACAAGGCAACATTCGATACACTTGAAGTATCTTTCATTGTAGACGAAGACTTAGGCAACTTTATAGAGATGTATAATTGGATAGATTCAATTGTGCCTTTAAGTGACCCAAAACTATATGGTTCATTTACTGATACTGCTGTCACAAAAACAAATGTTCTTGCATCTACAAACAATGACCTGAATCAGTATTCTGATATAACATTAGTTTTAAATACAAACAAAAACATACCAAACAGATTCATAAGATTTCATGATGCATTCCCTGTGACATTGGGGTCTATAGAATTAGAATCTGGCGCTGATGCTGAACCAGCAACAGTGAATGTATCGTTTAGATTTACATATTATGAAATAGAAACCACCTCGTAAAATCACACCTTTTGTGATATAATATATACATTATGACTTTAGATGAAATCAAATTACAGTGGGAAAAGGATTGCGAAGTAGATGATATCGAACTAGATAAATCATCACTAGAAGTTCCTAAATTACATGCAAAGTATTCTGATATGCTTTCAAGTAAAATTCTACTACTCAAAAAATACAATCAAGACTATAACGAACTACTAAAGTATAAGTGGTTATGGTATACAGGTAAATTAGATGATGACCAAATACAAAAGTTTGGTTGGCAGACAGACCCATTTGATGGTCTAAAGATAATGAAGAATGATTTCAATTACTTCTTCAATGCAGACAACGATTTAAAAACACTCAAAGCAAAAATAGAATACTTAGAAGTCACTGTAGATTTCTTAAAGAGATGCATGGATAATATCACATGGCGACATCAAACAATTAAGAATACAATAGAGTGGCGTAAATTTATGGCAGGTCAATAATGACACTATTTCAATATTGTATTATCTATCCTCAGTATTTCACTGAGAGAGAGTGTGATGCGATACAGACAGCAGCTGAAACAATAGAGTTAGAAGAGGGTCGAATAGGTAATGGCGCCTATGACCCCGATGCACCTAGAGATGAGGGTTCTGGAACTAACGATGACTTTATCAGACAATCAGATGTAAAATGGTTGATGCATCATTTCTTACCAGAAGATATATCACAAAAGATTACAGATGGTATCAATCAAGCAAACTTAGATGCGAACTGGATGTTTCAATGGGACCATATAGAGAATCATCAATACACAATTTATAGACATAGACCAGATGCAAAAGTCACAGGAGATTTTTACACTTGGCATACAGACTCAGGTGCAACAGCACAATCAGAAGGTGGTCGTATTAGAAAAATAAGTTCAACAATTCAATTATCAAATCCAGATGAATATGAGGGTGGTCATTTTCAATGGATAGAGCCTGTTGGTTTATTCGATAAACTCAAATCAACAGGAGTGCAAACTGTTAATGTAGACCCATACATACAGACTGCGCCGTTCAGTGCAAAAGAAAGAGGTTCATTTATAATCTTTCCTTCTTTTGTTCATCACCAAGTGCAACCAGTGACTAGAGGAACAAGAGTATCTTTAGTTAGTTGGTATCACGGTCAACCTTATGTCTGAGACAGTTAGAGTAGAAAAATTAGATGAAGTCTTTATGAGGGTTCATTGTGATGATGGTCTTGCAAAAGACTTACATGACTTCTTTTCGTTTACAGTTCCTGGTGCCAAGTTTATGCCGTCTTACAAGAACAGATATTGGGATGGTAAAGTTAGATTATTCTCTATCAAAACAAATAAGATTTACATAGGTCTATTACCATATGTTGATGAGTTCTGTAGAGAAAGAGGTTTTAACTTTGAAGGTATACAAGATGTAATAGGAGAGAAACAAAGGGCAACAGAAGAGTTGCATCAGTTTATAGAAGAACTAAACTTACCTTTCTCACCAAGAGATTATCAAATGGAAGCATTTAGAACTGCTGTGCAATATGGCAGACAACTTTTACTTTCACCAACTGCAAGTGGTAAATCACTAATCATTTATTTACTTGCAAGATATTATAACAAGAAAACAATTATTATAGTGCCAACTACATCACTCGTAGAACAAATGGCAAAGGACTTTATAGATTATGGATATGATGAAGAGATTTGTAAAATTTATGCTGGTCAGCCTGTGTTTGATTCAGCAATCACGATTACAACATGGCAAAGCTTTGCTAAGGCACCTAAAGAGGTAATGCAGTCATTTGATGTTGTAGTGGGAGATGAGGCACATCTATTTAAGGCACAAACACTTAAAGGTATCTTAGAGAAGATGAAGACTACTGCAATTAGAATAGGCACAACAGGAACTTTAGATGGTTCTGAATGTCATAGATTACAATTAGAAGGCATGTTTGGTCCTGTTAAAAAAGTCATAACATCTTCACAACTTATGGAAGAAGGAACAATTGCTCAAATTTCCATACAATGTGTCATACTCCGTCATACTAAAATGAAAAAAATGACCTATCAAGAAGAGATGGACTATCTATGTTCTAATGAAGAAAGAAATAAGTTTATAACTAATCTAGTTTCATCGTTGAAAGGTAATACATTAGTATTGTTTCAGTATGTAGAAAAACATGGTGAAGTGTTATATCCTATGATAGATGGCAGAGTAAAAGATTTACATTATGTATATGGCGGAACTGATACAGAAGACAGAGAGAAAGTCAGAGAACTTGTAGAAAAATCAAATGATAGTGTGATACTTGCATCATATGGAACATTCTCTACAGGTATCAATATTAAGAAGATAGATAATGTAGTGTTTGCAAGTCCTTCGAAGTCTAGAATTAGAAATTTACAGTCAATTGGTCGTGGTCTTCGTAAGACAGATGGTAAAGATAGTATGAGATTATTTGATATTGCAGATGATTTACAATGTGATAATTTTACTCTCAGTCACTTGAAAGAAAGAATAAATACCTATAACGAGGAAAACTTTCCTTACGAACTTAAACAATTTGATTTAAAATGACAACACCAAAAGATTTAGTACCAGAAAGATACGAAGTTATCAAACTAAAATCAGGCGCAGAAGTTGTTGGTATGACTAGAGATTGTGGCGACCATTTAGAGATTACTCTTCCTATGATATGTCAACTATCATTAGTTCCAGGAACACCAAGAACAAATGCAGTCTTTTATCCTTATGCTCCATTGAGTGCAGATGAGATAATCAATATACCTAAATTTGAAATCATACATAGAAATCTTATGAACGAGCAATTCGTTCCTTACTATGACGATGCATCATCTAGATGGTTCGAAATGATTGAGAATAAATCTATACCTCTTGCAACTCTTGAAGATAAGAAAGTATCTGAAATCATGCGTAGGTCAATAGATAGAATGATGTCTAAAATAGGCGAAGCACCAGATGAACAATTCATAGAAGAGGCATTAGAAGATATGGATTGGGAACTAGAAGAGTTCGAATTATCTGAAGCACCAAAAGATAAAAAAAAGTTGCATTAATTTTCACAAACTTTTATTTAGGGGCTAGTAATTTACTAAATAACAGTGTATAATCCATAGTGATAATACATTATTTGTAATTTGTATAACTATATAACCTGGAGAAACCATGTCAACAGCAATTAAAGTTGCGAAGAGCATGGTGGGAAAATTCGAAGACCTGAGAGAAGTGCTACCAAGCATCATTGAAGCCCTAGAGTTCGTGACACTATTGACTCTTCCAATATTATTACCATTCGGCATAATGTTTTTAGCATTAGCGCAATACTAATGTCTACTAAAAGATTAGAAAGAATCAGAGATAACCTAGAGGTATTTTGCCTCTGGGTTGTCTTTGTATTGGCAACAGGAGGAATAGTCGGGTTATGAGAGGCTACGAACAACAACTTTCCCTTCAACTAAATAAAACTAGAGAAGCAACTCCTAGAGAATTTGATGAGTGGCAAGAACAAGAGTTAAACTGGTGGGCAGAACGACAATTCAAAATTATTATAATTGCAACGATTGTGCAGATATCAGCATTAGGATTTATGGCATCAGTGATGTTATTTAATCAGAATGTATTTGGATAGGTCCTGACCCTGGCGACAAAGCTATCATATCATACTAACCTCGAATTTGAAAAGGGGTTTTCCAAAAAAAATTAAAATAAATAAATACTAAAAACCCCTTACAATCATTGAAGGAAACTAGTATAATAACTACATCATGGCAAAAAACGCAAAACAAAACGAACACTATGTCAACAACAAAGAGTTCACAGCAGCAGTCGCCGAGTTTAATGAGAAATGTAAACTTGCCGAGTCAAAAGGCAAAACGCCACCACAAATGTCCAATTACATAGGAGAGTGTATCTATAAGATTGCAACTCGACTATCTACTAGGCCAAACTTTATAAACTATACCTACAGAGATGAAATGATATGTGATGCAATTGAAAATTGTATTCAGTATATCGGCAACTTCAATGTAGAAAAATCTAACAATGCATTTGCATACATTACTCAGATTTGTTATTACGCCTTTCTTAGAAGGATACAGAAAGAGAAAAAGCAAGTCTTCATCAAACAACAGATGACAATGGATATAACACAAGATACATTTGATACTATTGATGGTGATACAACTGGTATAACTAATACCAATGTAGAGTGGATGCAAGAAAACATGACACAAGTCCAATACGAACCAAGGAAATCAAAGAGAAAAAAAGCAACTACGACCAAGGGTCTAGACAAATTTACTGAATGAAAATAGCGATACTTAATGACACACACGCAGGTGTTCGTGGTGACATGGTTGAAATGGCAAAATATCAAGGCCGTTTCTATGAAGAAGTCTTCTTCCCATATCTAGATGAACACAACATAACTCAAATCTTACACTTAGGTGATTACTTCGATAGAAGAAAGTTTGTAAACTTCTCTTCATTGAAAATGAATAGAGAACATTTTATACAACCTTTATTAGATAGAGATATCAAAATGGATTTGATTCTAGGTAATCATGATGTTTACTATAAGAATACAAATGAAGTAAATGCACCAGAGTTATTACTATTCGAAAGTGATAATATCAATATCATTTCAGAACCTATGATAAAAGAATACGATGGTATTCCTCTTGCATTAGTTCCTTGGATAAACAATGAGAACTATGCTGATAGTGTAGACTTTTTATTGAGTGCAGGTTCAGACACATGTTTTGGTCACTTTGAAATCGAGGGCGCCTTGATGATGCCTGGTATGACATGTCAACATGGTCTTGACCATACATATCTAAAACGATTTGACAAAGTATACAGTGGTCACTTTCATCAAAAATCAGAAGTAAAGAACATCAAGTATCTTGGTTCTCAAATGCAATTCACATGGTCAGACTATGGCGATGAGAAATACTTTCATATCTTTGATACTGAAACTAGAGAAATGACACCGATACATAATCCTTTGACTATGTTCGAAAAATGTTTCTATGATGATACAAAAGAATCATTCGAAACAATCAGTAATAAAGATTATACAAAATATACAGGCAAGTTTACAAAAGTTATAGTAGTAAACAAAGACAATCCATACTGGTTCGATAGTATGATTGATAAACTTCATGCCTCCAATCCTTTACATGTAGTAGTTGTCGATGACCATAAACATATGGATTTAATGGACGATGATGACATTGAAGGAGTAGAAGACACTCTTACTATACTAGATAAGTATATCGATGGTCTTGAAATACAAGGTCAGAAAAAACCACTTCTCGAATTGATGACTTCGTTGTATAATGAAGCACTTGAACAACATAACTATCTATGATTAATTTTAAAAAGATACGATACAAGAACTTGTTATCGTCTGGAAACAAATATACATCTTTAGACCTTGATAGGTCACAAACAACATTAATCGTTGGAGATAATGGTGCAGGTAAGTCTACATTACTTGATGCATTATGTTTTGTTTTATATGGTAAAGGATTTAGAAATCTAAAGAAAGACTTACTAGTAAACTCTATCAATCAAAAAGAACTATTAGTAGAAGTAGAATTCGAAGTAGGAAGAAAGAACTATAAAGTTATAAGAGGTGCTAAACCAAATAAGTTTGAATTGTATACTAATGGCACTCTTATAAATCAAGATGCCACAATGAAAGATTATCAAGAACATCTAGAAAAGAATATTCTAAAGATGTCTTATCGTTCATTTACACAGGTCGCAGTTTTGGGTTCTGCTAACTTCACTCCTTTTATGCAATTGAAGTCAGTAGAAAGAAGAAGACTCGTAGAAGACCTACTAGACATATCAATATTCTCTACAATGCAGGACATTCTAAAGAAGAAAGTCACACAACATAATATAGATGTAAGAGAAACTAATCATGAGATAGAATTGCTAGAAGAAAGAATTAGTGGTCTAAATGAACAGATGCAACTTCTGGAAAAGAATCGTGATAAGAAGATTAAGAAGTATGAGAATACTATATCTGAAACACAAGATAATATCAACAAAGTATTCAAAGAGATTGGTATACATGATACAGAAGTAAAAGAAAAACAAAATCTAATTAAGAATAAAGATTCAAATGAAAAGAGACTTAAAGAAACATTGAGTTTAGAGAAACAACTTGAAAC